GCTAATGTGCCTTCCATAGCAATTGTACCAATAAAGTCATTAAGATTAATTTGTATAGTATGCAGACCATCACTACGTCCGTAGTAACCGTCGCCTTTAAATTTATCACCTGTGTGCGTTTGTGTATTACTATCGCCAACGTGTGTAATTGTTGTTAAAATGTTTTCACTCTGTGCCATAATTATATTTATCAATATCACCACTGTAAACTAGTTTCTCAACCCGAGGATTGCCTCCACCAGATACTAGTTGATACATTAATAAAACTTTGCTATCTTTAACATAGCAATACTGACCATAGATCCAGTCATTTTTTAAATCATTAAGAGTTTTTTCACCGACTCTACTTTTATCAGTGTTATTCTCTAACCAACGGGCAATTGCCGGACCATTTGATCCCTGTGTTAGATACACTTTATACTCGTAGTCAGTAGGTTTATCTACAATTACTGTGTTAGTATTGTTAGATAAGAATTTAGCAATATCATCTTCTACATCCCAATAAGAAATTACTGTTTCAGGGCTCACTTTAATGATGTCATCTATAAGTGATTTAGTGTTAGAGTATATCCATAGATTGTACCCACGTTCAATTCTTATCTTATAGTCGTCACTATCTATAAGTAGATTGTATAATTTTTCAGCTTCTTTAAATTGCACTTCAGATAAGGCAAAGGAAGTTCGGAACCTTAGAATTAGATATTCACCTCGATCTTTAAGAGTTGTTCGTATTTCGTCTAGTTTGGTCGCGGCATAACTTAACCTTACACCGCGATCAAACTCTGCTCTAAATATAAAGCCTAACTCCGTGTATAAATTTACTTTATAAAGATACTTACGGTAGTGTAACTTTGTAGTTAGATTACGCTTCGGTAACTTCATGTACTCTTGCTTCGCACTCTAATACAATATCGCCATCTTTAACATCAACATGTACAGTTCCGCCTTGCTTTAGATTACCAAATAGTATTTCTCTAGAAAGTGGACGTTTTATTTCTTTATCAATGACACGCTGTAAAGGTCTTGCACCCATTTTAGGGTCAAATCCTTTATCGACTAGATAATCTAAACTATCATCAGATACAGTAATTATAATGTCCTTGTCTTTGACCATAGTTTTAAGTTCGACAAGAAACTTACCAACAATTTTCATCATTACTTCTTTTGATAGTTTACCAAATGTAATAGTAGCATCAAGTCTGTTTCTAAATTCTGGAGCAAAGAACTTTTTCATTTCTTTTTCACTGTAACTAGTATCGTCTTGATCGACGCCAAATCCGATTGCATTTTTCTCAGACTCTTTAGCACCTAAGTTAGTTGTAAGTATTACAATACTATTACGTGCATCTGCTTCTTTACCATTTGATCCAGTGATAATACCGTTGTCCATGATTTGCAGCAATATTTGTGATATATCCGGATGCGCTTTTTCAATTTCATCCAGTAGTAGCACACAATTCGGATTCTCTTGTAGTTTGTCAATAAGTTGTCCGTTATTATCTTCGTGACCTACGTAGCCTGGAGGTGAACCAATAAGTTTTGATACACTGTGTTTTTCTTGATATTCGCTCATATCGAACCGTACTAATTTAACACCTAAATTTGCTGCAAGTTGTTTAGCAGTTTCTGTTTTACCTGTACCTGTTGGGCCCATAAACACAAACGAACCAATTGGCTTATCGTCTGGTTTAAGTCCTGCTTGACTAACAAAGATTTTATCAACAATAGCATCAATTGCACTGTCCTGTCCGTAGACAACTTTCTTCATGTTTTCGTCAAGCTTAGAAAGATTTTCTGTTTCACGTTCTGCTACTGATTCAGCTGGAACTTTAATCATTTTAGATAATTCAAACTGTATTGCGTCTCCGTCTACAATTTTATTATCTTTTTGATTTTTTACTTTAAATCTTGAACAGGCTACATCGATCAAATCAATTGCTTTATCAGGCAGTTTCTTATCACTCTGATATTTTACACTGAGTTTAACTGCTGCCTCAATTGCTTCTTCTGTAATTTCTGTATTATGATAGTCTTCATAGTACTTCTTAATACCACGTAAGATATCCTTAGTAACTTCAGGTGTAGGCTCGTCGACTGTTACTCTTTGGAATCGACGCATAAGAGCGCGATCCTTTTCAAAGTACTTCCTGTATTCATCCCAAGTAGTTGACGCAACAACTTTTAAATCGCCCTTTGACAATGCTGGCTTTAATAAGTTTGCTAAGTCGTTTGCATTGCCTTGTCCACCTGCGCCAGCACCGTTAATCATATGTGCTTCGTCGATGAACATAATTGTTTTACCTTGCCTAGTAAGACCTTTAAGCACAAGTTTAAAACGTTCTTCAAAGTCACCTCTGTACTTTGATCCTGCTAACATTGCACCAATGTCTAAACTATAAACTTTAAACTCTTTTAAGAAGTCCGGCACTTGATCGTTTATAATGTTATATGCAAGTCCTTCTGCAATAGCAGTTTTACCAACACCTGGATCGCCTACCATAAGAACATTATTCTTTGCTCTACGTCCTAGCGCAAGTGCTAAACTTTCAAGTTCATCGTTGCGACCAATAATAGGATCAACTTTTCCTTTTTTAACTTCTTCATTTAGATTAGTTGTAAAACTCTTTAGTGCTTTCTTTGCATCGCCTGAGTTTTCTTCATCTACCATTTCGACGTTGTCTAATTCTTCAGCAACAAATTCAGCAAACTTAGTTTTGTTTACATTACCTTCGTTCAACCAATATACACATACTGATTTTTTTTCGTTAAGCATAGATAGTAGTACGTCACGCAATTCAATGTGTGTACGTCCGTTAAATAATACTTGAGTAAATGCTCTGTTTAAGCAACGCTCTACTGTGTGTGTTTTTTTTGGCTTGAACTTTTTTTGATCTGTTTTGATGTCATTGTTGTTTTTTAAATGATGCTCTAAATTAGATTTTATGTATGCAATATCAGCACCGTATTCGGTCATTAAGTTTATAAACGTTTCTTCGCAAAGCATTGCATAGAGTAAATGCTCTAGCGTAACATATTCGTGTTTTAGTTTTTTTGCATCCTTAATAGCCTTATCGAATACTAATTGTAGTTCTTGAGACGGTTCAACCATTCTTTTTATCCTCTATTAAATGCTTTAATTCCAGTGTCTTTGCTATAACATCTGGATCGTTGATCCTTGGTATCTGTGCTTCGATCTGAACTAATATCGAACCTTTCCTACCTGTTCTAACATCGCTCATTCCATATCCACGCATTGCCAATGTTGTGCCTGATTTTGTGCCTTTAGGTATATTCAAATTTAAACTCTTTTTATCTGGAGTTTCTATTAGTATAACACATCCTAGCATAATGTCAAATACATTTACAAACTTTTTAGTAACAAGATCGTTACCTTGTCTCTGCCAGCCCGCAGGTAATCTTACACGTATCTTAACATAAAGGTCACCTCTGCCAACTCTAGGATCTGTATTGTCGCCCAGTCCTTTATAACGTACTGTGTCTCCGTCATTTGCTCCAACTGGTACTTGTACATTTATAAATTCTGTTTTCCCGTTTGCCATTTGGTACGATGCTGTTACAATCTTACCGTAGAACGCATCTTCAAACTCTACAACAAGATTGATTCTTATATCTCTATTTTGTGGTTGCCTGCGTTGTTGATGCATTTGGTTAAAGATGTCACCAAATGGATGCCGGCCAAACGGATTGTGTTGGGAGTTAAAGTGAAAGTCGTTTTTGGGTTGAGGATTATCGTATTCTTGGCGTTTTTCTGCATTACCTAAAATTTCGTAAGCTTCAGTTACATGTTTAAATGTTTCTTCATTTCCGCCGCGGTCAGGATGATGTTGCATTGCTGCTTTTTTAAAAGCTTTTTTAATTTCATCCTGACTTGCTGTTTTGTTAACCCCTAGTACATTATAATAATTCATATAGTACTTAGTGAGAGTTAGTCGTCCTTGAACTTCTTACTGGATCCTAAATAAAGTCCAAACCATGCTGCTCCGGCACCTACAACAATGCTTACTAAGCCTGCTTGATTCATATTTGGATCTGGCAAAGCCATAAACCAATGTGTTACTTGATAAAGTAAAATGATATAAACTGTAATAAACACACGAGGAAATATTCTCCAAGCGTCAACTGCTTGAGCAAGATAAATTATACTTTTAAATTTATTCTTACTCATATTAGTTACACCTTGATCCGGTGCTTTAACTGTTGCTTCTGTTATAGTTTTTTTAGCACTTCTTTCTGTTTTAGTGCTTACTTCTAAATCTTCTAACTTTTTTCTTGGCATTACCCTAATTTCCTTTTATTTAAATCCCTTTGGTAGTTCTCAATGTGCTTGATATATTCGTCTATGCTATGATCAGAAAATGCATCTATCTTACCAGCTTTAAGACCTTTCCACATGCCTTTTAATCTGTCTTTCCATTTTGTTATACCTGCTACATTACGTATAGTACCATTAGAGCAAATGTATTCCTCTGTCCCATGGTGTCTATAACCCATTATGATCAATGGAACAGTTGTAACTATGTCATTGTTATTTCTCCAACGATAATGATCTATATCAAGACTGTTGCAATAACCACGCCAACCTACTCTTGGCGAGCCGTATGTATAAAGTTCTTCTGGATCAGGAATACTTTTTTCGTGCTTACAACGACTCGCCATTATAGTTGCCATTGCTGCGCCTAAACTGTGGCCACAAAACCACAGATCTTGCTCAGGTTTCAAGTCCCTCAAGTCATCGAGGATCATTGGCCAAAGAGCGTCTACCTCACTCTTAAATCCTTTGTGTACTCTTGAAACTGTCTCAGCTAGGACTGGAATGGCTCGTAGGTCTGCTTCTACATCATTCCACTCATTGGGTTGGGTGCCCCGACAAGCTATCACAAGATCTGTGGTGTTGGCAAAGCGGTATGCTTGCGCCCCGCTTTTTTCATAGAATTCGCATACATCGAATCCTAATTCCTTAGCAGCTTTCTTTGCTGCTTTTTTTTCTAAATACGCTATTTTAGCAAGTTTAGCGAATAGTAAACTGCGCTCAACGAATGCTGTGTCTATTATCATTGTTGCCCTCGATTTTGTTAATTCTTTTTTCTAATTCGTCAATCTTCTTTGTTATTCTTGGATATCTTTTACGCCACAAATCGTCTGGCTCTTGGAACCATGTCCATCCGTATCGCTGTGTAATGCCATCAAGTACTCTGTCGAACAATGCGTAACACCATAAACCTGCCCTAGTGTTCCTAAACCAAGCAAGAAATGCTGCACCCAATAATGCTCCCACAATTGCTGTATAAATCCATAATGTGTCATCGAACATCCTTTCAAGAATTACCATTAGTCAACTCGTTAATTTTATGTCCGTTCTCTTTAATTTTCTGTTCGTTGACAGTAGGTGTGTTGTCAAATATAATTTTTTCTAATTTAAGAGTACTAATTCTTTCGTTAGGCACATATCTCCAGCAATAATCACCATCTAGGTCGCCGCCTTTTTTATGTATACCGAATACTGTTTGTGTTGTTCCGATTTTTACTATTAATGCTCGTTCGCCGTCTAGTAATACTTTATCACCTTCTGCAAAATCAGCATTCATCTTAAATGCTAAACCTTTTGCAATTTTTGTAGCATAGTCTTTAAACCATAATGTTATTACTAACATCAATAATGCACCTATAAACGGCATTAATAAAGTAGTAATCTCTAGCCCTACAGATCCTGCTGACATAATTTCATTATTCATTGGATTGCCCTCCAATTGTATTTATCTACGTAGTTTAATTTTCTGGTATCTAGGGCAAGAATAATCCCAAGGAATATACACTTTTTTTGGATAATGATAGTAGTGAAGACTAATCTCTCTTAGACACCTATATTCACATACCTTTGTGAGTTGGTTGTCATACGCCCAACTATGCGTAGCCATGACACTGGTCAAAGCACATACAATAATATTCAATTTTTCGCCCTCAGTAATTGTTTACTTTACTGCTTCCTCGTAGTAAACAATAATTTCTTTTTGTTGCTCAATGTAACGTCTTAGTTCACTAAAGTTTAAACTAAGATTTTCATAATCTTTTATAGAAAGCACAACTCTTGCTTCAGTGCCGTTCTTTTCTACAAATTCTTTTAAGAATTCTTCATAGTTGTCTTTGTTTACGACATGTACTTTTACATCGTATAAATTTACTTGCTTTGGACGAGCAACAATTGGCACTGTGGTTTTTACAGCATCAGTTACTGTCACTATCTCCTTCGGCGTTGCCGAGCATCCCATTACTGTCAGTAAGAGCACGGAGATCATTCCATAATTGATCAGTCGCATTTTGCATCTTTCTTTCTATACTACCTGGACGCTTATCAGCCAAGTTTGTTAGGTTATGTTTTTGTAGAGTATTACGAAGTTCGTCACCGTACTCTTCAGACTTCTGTAGTTTTTGTTGTAGTTCTAAATTAAGAGCAGCATTTATTTCTGCTTGTTCTTCTAATAGTGATACACTCGCTTCGCTAGTCTGCACTGCAACTTCTAGCTTAGCATTATTTTCTTGCAGGATAGCCATGCGCTTTTGGGTATCGTTGTAATACCAATAACCTGCGCCTGCCATTCCTATTATTAATAAAAACAGTACTGCTGCAAGTTTTGTTCCCATCCTACCTATCCTAGTAACTTTTTTAGAGTCTTAGGTCCTACAATACCATCTGCTACAAGACCGTTAGCACTTTGCCAATCCATAATCTCTGATTCAGTACCTGGACCGAATATTCCGTCTGCTGGTTCAATGCCTAGTTTTTCTTGTACTTCTGCTACTAGTGGACCACGTGATCCTTTACGCACTGTTTGATTATAGTCTACATCAGGCTCTTCGAAATCACCACCTAGCACATCAATTGCGTGTATGTAATGTTTCTTGCGATCTTCTAATCCAATAGTACCACCATTAATACGTTTTGTCATACCAACTATATCCATATTATCACAATACTTGTTGATATTATTTTCATCCCAGAACCAACATGCTGAGTCTAATGCGCCTTTTTTAGTACGCACATACTCTACTGCTTCTTCTGGTGACATCTCTACTGCTTCACCAAATTTCGTATAATTGTATCTACCTGTAAGTTGTAGTATGCCGCCGCCCCTAAATCTCCAGCCATCACCTGAATCGGTGTCACCGTTGTCCATTCTGTTTGCATAAATGACGTTCGCAATTTTTTCAGGTTGTCTATGATATTCTTGTGCATCTCTACCTGCTCTCCTAAAATACTTTGGAAAAATCTTATTAAGTGCTGCTGCACTATAATTTAAGTTTTCGCTCAAGACTCTAAAGCCTCCACTTTCGTGACCACATTGGGCAATAAATCCTGCCACTCGTTCTATTGTTACAACTTCCCATAATGGCAAAATTTCGCACATAGCATGGTACCATTCTTTCCAGTCGTCACGGTGAATAAGTTCTTCTGCCATCCACTCTTCAAAATCAAATTCAAAATGTTCTTTAGCCATTATCTTTCTCCTTCAATACACAACTTTCACATTCACAAGATTCACAGATGCATAATTCACCTCGTCTTATATCTTGATAACATCGGTACTCTTTATATACTTTAGTGCCGCAGTGTTTTTTATTTCCACAGCAATTACAGTACATTATATTCTTTCCACAACAAGAGTGTGATCGTTATTCTCAAATGTTAATTTGTTTCCGTACTTTGTAATATTATAATCACCGATATACTTGCTTAGATATATTATTTCAGCAAACTCCCAAGGATTAAATGATTCTTCAATAGCGTTTAAAGTTCGTTCAGTTGGACCAAAATCTATAACTTTAAAATATACAGGATCAGCATATAACTTTTTAATTGTTAATGTATCATTACGCATGTGTACTTCGTTTACATAACTTTTATTAAAAAAGTTTACATAATTATTCATATTGCTTTCTTGTACTATGTCGTCATAATCTTTTGGATCTAGCGGTAGTACTTCACTTAGTGAATCTGTTGCAAGTGGCTTACTTTTAAAATCTTTGTAATAACGAAATCTAAGATTCTTCAAACCAGTTAAGTTTTCTACACCGTTTGCTAGTTCCATAATGTTATCAACCGAAGTCTTATCACGCTCAATTTCGACAAATACTTTATATGTGCCGTCGCTCTGTTCACCCGGAGTTGCATCTGCATCTAACACAAATGTATATCCTCTCTCAAGAAAACTAGCAAGATCATCGGCACTTTCTTTTGTTGATGTAGAAAAACTTACTGTAATAATATCAGCATCGCTGCCCATCTTAGATTTATAACCGTCTACTTCAATAACACGATCAACAAGGTCTACTAAGTCATTTTGTTGTAGTGTCATAGGCCTAAATCCGTACCTGTATCTTCACCGCCAACACTAGCATCTGATGCTGGAGTTGTTAAATCGTCTGCAGGCTGCGCTTCAGGAGTAATATTACCTTCTGCTGGATCTTCTTCTTGAGGATCCATACTGCCTGCATATATATCTGCAATTAACGTTTTAGGCATTTGTATTTCTACTATCCATATAGGCTTAGTATCTAATTTGCCTTTTTTAGTTCCTGGACGCATATCATCTGGCTTGCGTATCTTACGTGGTTGTATAAGAGACGATCTACTATAACTAACTTTACAGTCGTAATCGAGTAGTCGTTTGCCGCCCATTGGGTCAGGCATATCTTCTTTTTTCCACATAAACGAACAAGTTACCCAATGGCGTTCAATGTTCGGTCCCGAAGCAAGTTCTCCCTTGCTCCAATTTTTGTAAACATATATGTCTAAATGATCTAAAACACGCTCGAAGTCTTTTAAGACTTGAAAGCTAGTGTTAGAGTCGTAAACCATTTCTATGTTTTTAATTATATCTAAGACGTCTTTCATATAGTTATTTATCATATTACTGTTTTGGAGCATTATCGTTTGTCTACAGAATTAGAAGCTAAATACAGGGTAGGAAGTATCCTGCGGGTTATTTCCTACTAATACCCCAAGGAGGATACTTTATGGGTGCCAAACGAGCGCAAAAAAAACTAAAACAATCACATAAATCAACTAACGTCGTTAAATTAAACGCTTTCACAAAGAAAAAAGCAGTAGAAATAATTCCAAGAAATAAAAATCAAGAAACGTATACACTAAAATTGCTAGATGATCGCAAGGATATTGTATTCGGTATCGGCCCGGCTGGAACGGGTAAGACTCTACTGGCTGTACAATGTGCAGTAAAATTATTTAAAGAAGGCGCAGTTGATAAAATTATAGTAACTAGACCTGCTGTATCAGTAGACGAAAATCTAGGAGCACTACCGGGAACATTAGAAGAAAAAATGGCTCCGTGGACAAGACCTATATTTGATGTACTACGTGAATATTTTGATGCAGGACAAATTACTGGTATGATAACAGAAGGAATTATTGAAATATCTCCATTAGCATATATGCGAGGAAGAACTTTTAAAAATAGTTTTATTATCGCAGACGAAATGCAAAACGCAACTCGTAATCAAATGAAAATGTTATTAACAAGAATCGGCGAAGGGTCGATGATGGCTGTCACAGGCGATCTAAATCAAGCAGATAGACTAAAAGATAACGGGCTAATAGATTTTGTAAGAAATATCGAAAATAAAAATCTAGAAAGAATCGATTGTGTCACTTTTGGCAGAGACGATATCGAACGTCACGAAGCTGTTAAAGAAGTATTACAACTTTACGGCGACGACTAAACAGTTGGGAGTGGATTTTTATGTCCACTCCTTAACAAATACATTAAGTATTCATTCTCACTATAAATTAATTCCCATGCATTACCTTTTATAGGCGGCCTGCCCATTACATCGTAGTAAACTCTAGAACGCCAATATTTCTTTAACCAAATACGTTTTTTGCTCCAGCTACTACGAACAGGTAGCCATGCATAATCTTCACGCCATTCTACATGAATCTCAGAGTGCTGAGGCATTACACTGCCATCGGTGCTTTAATACTATCCATAGGATTATAATCAGTTAAAACAAACTCATTTGTCTTTTTAGTAAGCAACTCTGGTAAACTATTAAACTCAGGCATTTCTAGTTTAGGACCTACTGTTGGTGTTCTATCGATTTGCTGCTTTACTTGTTCCATATGGTTATTATAGATATGACAGTCTCCGCCCGTCCATATAAATTCCTTAGGTGTTAGATCAAGTATCTGTGCAAACATATGTACAAGCAAACTATACGATGCAATATTAAAAGGCACACCTAAGAACATATCAGCCGAGCGTTGATACAACTGACAACTAAGTTCTCCGTTGTTAATATAAAATTGAAACATAGCATGACAAGGCGGCAGTGCCATTACGTTTATTCTATCAGCGTTCCATGCACTTACAATATGTCTTCTGCTTGTAGGATTAAAATGCATAGAATCTAGTACTTCTTCGATCTGATCTACATAGCCTAGTTGTGCGTCCCAAGTACGCCACTGATGGCCGTACACAGGCCCAAGATCCTTTACAGTATCGTTATTTACATAACCTAGATCTTTGCCCTGTTTGTCAGCGTTAGCAGTCCATATAGTGTTCTTGCCTATAAGTTCTTCTCTAGGCTTGTCGTACAATATTTCCGCTAGTCTACGCTCGTCTGCACTACCTTCTAGCATCCACAGCAGTTCGCTCACTACACTTTTCCAAGCAAGTTTTTTTGTAGTAACAGCAGGAAAAGATTCAGTTAAATCAAAACGCATTTGATAACCAAAAACAGATGTAGTTCCTACTCCTGTTCTATCTTCTCTTGCTTCTCCGTTACTGATTATGTGTTTTAGAGAATCAAGATATTGCTTCATTAATTACGGACGTATCTTTCTAAATTAAGGCCTTCACGCTGTTCTATATCAGCGCTAGTATAATTTGCAGTAATAGCAGAATGATCTAAGAATGTATCACAGTCGTGAGTGCCACTTATACGGCTAATCCAGATTTCTTCAATATCGTCTAACACAGCAGTAAAAGTTTGAGAGCCGCCTACGACCCAGATTTTACGTCCGTTGAATTTTTCTTTAATATCTTCCCAAACTTCTGATGGCGTTCCTTGATATAAGAATCCTCTTGGTATTTCAGTTAATGTACTTGAAATAACAACATTATCTCTCAGTGACAACGGTGCAGGTAAACTTTCGTAAGTCTTACGCCCCATTACACATACATTACCTAATGTTGTTTCTTTGAACCATCTAAGATCCATTGCATTGCTCCAAGGCAGGCCGCCGTCTTTACCGATTCCCCAATCATCGTCACATGCAAATATTGCTTTAATACTCATTGTTTTAATTCCTTAATCCTATCTTGTAATACACTAATAGCAGTGTATATATGTCCTGTAGCTTGTGGACGTATCAAAGTCCGAAGATACTCTATTTCTTCTTCTAATACACTAATTCGTATTAGATCATTTCTTAATGTTAGGTTGCTCACTTAAAATATCTTTCATTGTATTACTTGCATATGTTTTAAAGAAACGTGGACCTACACTATGTACTATAACAGCAAATACAGTTATTTGTAATCTAAGTGCAATCGAAAGTGCATGGCGCATATGTTGCCAGCCTGTCATGTTAACTTCTTCTAAATGTAATTTACATTGTTTGCTTAACATCAGTCACCCTTTCCTGGCGCTTCTGAAAAGTATTGCATTTTATCTTCAACGCCTTGCCATTCTTCTGCATCTTCCGGTACATCTTCTTTACGCATTTGTGTAATGTTAGGCCACAGTTTTGCATACTTCATATTGAAGTCAACCCATTTTTCCATTCCTTCGTCGCTATCAGGTAATATAGCATCTGCAGGGCATTCAGGCTCACAAACGCCGCAATCTATACATTCATCAGGGTGAATAACCAACATGTTCTCTCCCTCGTAAAAACAATCTACTGGACAAACCTCTACACAGTCCATGTGTTTGCATTTAATACATGCATCGTTTACAATATATGTCATTCAATCCTTGCCAATCTAATTAATGTAGCAGCCAAATTAATCTCTGGATCTACAACTAGTGTATGATCTACCAACCCCTGCTTAATAATTAGCACCGCAGTGTCTTGTTGTTCGTCTGTTCCGAATAACTCAATATTGTCATACAACCAACGATAGATTTCTTCCATTTCTTCTGGACGTACTGCACCACAGAGTAGTTTTCTAGCATCTTGAATCTTACCTGCTTTGAACAGTTCTACCATATCCAGTTTCCAGTCGCTTTCACCTGTGTCACCTTCTTGCGGTGATACAAGTTTACCTTCAACTGAGTTCATTTGTACCATATTGATACACTTACGCAAGTCTGGATATGTTGCTTTTACATATGTGTCTAACACATCCAAGTCTGGAGTAACACCTTCGGTGATGAGAATCTCTGCAACTCTTGCTGTAAACTCTGTTTGGTCAATCTTTGCAATATGGAAGCCTTGACAGCGAGAGTGTATTGCAGGGATAATTCTGTTTGGATAGTTACAAGTTAAAATAAATCTTGCTGTTGTATGATATTCTTCCATAACACCGCGAAGTGCTGCCTGTGCGTTTGGCGACAAGTAATCAGCCTCATCAAGTAACACAACCTTAAACTCACCAAACGGAATCATCTGTACAAAGTTAACAATCTTGTCACGTACATCATCTACACTATTAGTGCGACTAGCATTAATCTCGAGTATATCAAGATCCATAATGTCTAGTTCGTTAAACAACAGTTTTGCAAGTGTTGTTTTGCCAATACCAGCATTGCCGCTAAACAAGAGATGCGGAATAGTTTTTTCTTTAATCCAGGTGTTTACTTGATTACGCTGTGCATCATCTCTAAATACATAACCATCTACTGTATTAGGGCGATATTTTTCTACCCATAATTCTTTCATTTGTTATCTCTTTGTTGTACGTGTCGTTTAATAACAGACCGAGGAACTTCTGGACAAGCTTCAGCAATTTCGTCTTCTGTAAAAGAATCAGGTTGTCTAATACCATATTTGTTAAATTGATCTAATGCCCAACTTGCTGCATCTTCTTTAGTCTTAAACATCGGGTCTCATTCCTTTTCTAGTAAATTCTTTTGCACGTTTAATTTGATCTTTCTTACTTAATCGTGTTCCAGCAAGATGATGTTTCCACTCTTGCAAGAGTCGTTTCTTTTCTTCTTTTTCGCTGTATAATCTTTGCGTTTCTAAAAAGTCGCCCGCAGTTGTAAACTTCAAGTCGTTCATGTTAACCTCTTATAGTTACACTTAGTTTAGCATAGTTTTAGAATGTTGTCAATAGAATCAACCACTTATGTAGGTTTTATTTTTTGGACGGTACCATACTTTTTGATCATGTATACGTCCGAGTAGTTCGAGTATTTCGTCCATTTCTTCTTTTAATTTATCCGAAGTTTCGCCTTGAGCAATAGACAGACCTCTACGGCCTGCCTTTGCTCTTAGTGCATGTTCGATTATCTCGATGTCTCTTACATCAAGTTCAAATGTAGTGTTAGGCTTCAAGTTCTGTTACCTCGTAACGCAAAGGATAATAAATTTCTCATTTCTTATCCTTTACGTTGATATTGGACGGATTGTATTGTTCGCCATTATAGCCAGGGTAGGTGTCGTCCTCTACCCCAAAGTTACATGCAGCGACAATTGCTAGAAATGCAATTGCACCGTATGTTGTAATCTTTGACCATTTAATAAAGCCTTCAAAAGTTTTTTCGGCTTCTTTTTGAGCTGCTGCTCTAACTTCGTCTACCATAAAGTGCTACCTCATTCAATTTGGTATGATTAAGTTTAGGATGTAGTATATTATAAATTAGTTTTGGATGTAGTGTTTTCACCTGCCAGTCACCGTTGGTAAGTGTTTAGACCAAGGAAACTCTAAAAGTGGTTTAAAGTCACTAAGTGTTTCATTTACTACTTTTACCTTCATTTCTAATTTTAAATCGTTAGCTACATATCTTTCAGCTTCTTCGTGACAACCGAATTCTTTTTCAAAAAACTCGCCTGTTGTGTTATTTGTTATTATATAAATCATTTGTTTAATCCAAAGCAAGGTAGAATGTTGACATTGCAATAACGGCCATATTCTTCAAGTCCAACCATTGCCATTAGCATTAGTACTGGTACAACTGTAATCATTAAAGCAATAATTAAAAAAGCCAATCCTAATCCTTTAGTTGTACAATAATTAGTTTGTTCACTCATCTTCTGACTCCATGTATGATACAAGTGCATTGTTTTTCATTCTAACGTGTCTTGTTGGCAGATATTGTTCTGTTTTTCCGAGGCTGCGAAAGCCAGTATTATTTTTAAGCCAGTGTGATAGTTGGCGTTTATCTTTAAATGTCATTTCTTGGACATCTCCAGAGTGCTCGCACAATATCGTATATTTCATTAATTATGCTCTCCTCCTTTACCACGTCCGTTATAACCTGATAGCGCTTTATTGACACGCCCTGGACGCTTATCAGCTTCACGCATTGTTGCCGCAGTAATAAAAATGCCTGCAACTAAAACAGTGTGAATTACTGCACTAACGCCGAAATACGAAATACTACCAATGTACAATGCAAAGATTGCACACCACATATAAGCCAATAGTTGGAACACCATATGTCCTACCATTGGATCTAGCTTACGTAGAGGTGAGTGTTCAATAGTCATTACACTATTCCACGCACTTTTGGCTCCTTTAAAAATACCAATCGGTGGAAAGATATCTGTAGGTTTATAATCCATAATTTTTTCTCCGTCTGTGTGTTTGTGTTACTATAATATAATATATAGCACGGTACTTACCAAAGTCAATCACTTTTTGGTAAAAAAGATTAATTTTTTTAATCTTTTATTAACGTACTCCACTGTTTTAATTTATCTCGCTTTACGTTTACTCTAACACCTAATTCTTTATTTGTCAAGAGCCCGTGTTCTACCATTAGTTCAATCATACACAACACATCGCCTGCTTCTTCAAGTAGCTTTACACGCTGGTCTTCTTGAATTTGATCTGCGGTAGAATACTTACGAACAATCTTTGAGCATCGTTGTGTTAGTTCACCACACTCTTCCATTGTTATTGTCATTAACTGTTGTAGAGTGTTTATAGGACTATTTTCCAATACCTAACTCCTTATAAACCATTTGCACACCTTTTGCTTGAAAGTAAGCATCCGCTAGAGCATTGTGCAAATCACTTTGCATTGCTTTGCGTGGATCCGTTTTTGCCATTGCAAATAATGTACGTGAATCTCGTACTTGCCAAAACTGCCACGGAATAGGTTTGCTACACTGGCGACACATATCTTCAATGATTGTAATGTCAAAACCGTATCCGTGTCCCCACAGTACATCAACGCCTACCATCCACTTAGGTAGGCTGTCTAAGAACACATCCATATGCTCTCGACCTTCTGCACTAAAAGTTTCTTCTTGTATCTTCGGATCCTGCTTGCTCCACCATGCGATAGTATCATCACTAACGTCACGATTTTGTGTGTCCAAATCTAATTTGTAGTAAAACTCGCTATGAGGTTCTGAGTCGCTTAGTGGATCGAACTTCACACCACCCACTGTTAGCACTGCTGCTTGTGGAGTAGTGTGAAGTGTCTCAAGGTCAATCATTGCATGTATCATTGTTCTGTTGTAATTCCTAGATGTGTCTGTTTTTTCATAGATATACTATCGTGTATTAAGTCTACATATGCATCAATTTCATCTATTGTTGCTAAATCGGCATTTAACGATTTTAGTGCTTCAATACAACGTTTTTGCATTTCTTCAGGCAATAATCCGTCAACATATTCTTTACGCAATGGATGTATAACATCATCAGGATTTAATATTCTACGCATCTATATACTCTAAAAGTTGCAATTTTCTCATTACAGCATCAACTGCATTAGGTGTCAATCCTGGAATGACATCGTCGTTGTTGTGTATACCCGGCAACTGTACAAACAAGTCATCATCAAAGACTGCTGCTTCATACAGTGTTTTGCCGGGCTCTAATATTACACTAAGTTGATACCGACCAAACTGTTGTTTTGCTTGGAAGTGACCATCTCTTACTTCTTCAAATTTTAGTGTGTTAAAAAGTTTCATGTGAATTCTACCTTTACTACGTTTCCATTAGGATCAGTCATTACATGTGTTCTTCTTATCGGCGTGTATGACCTAGTTCTAGTTCTCCACCACTCATTGGCTTCTTTTTGTGTGTCAACGACAAGTCCACTCCATTCAAGTCCGTCATCTGGTCTCAATGGGTTAGGTTTGCTAAAAGTTGATGTTATTGTCCAGCTCATCTTTTTCCCTGTTCTGATCCTATACCACTTAAAATTAACAAAACATACAAAATAGGCCAAGCCCATCCTGTTAAGTATCCAGTAATATGCAGCACCATTAGTGCAACACCTGCTGCACCAGCTGTGCCAATGCCTGTTTTATTCTGCGGTATTTTCATCAAATCTTTCCTCAACTGCTTTTATGTGTTTGCACTTTTTAAATGCAGGGCAATCACAAGTAAAGCCTTTGTCTAGCATTTCAATATTATAAGTGCCTTTTGAGCCTTTAGCATTCCACACTGTGCCAACAGCCCAGTGAGACTTAGTGCTGATAATATCGCTAGGATAAATTCTAGGACCATACTTAGACATGTTGCACCTCTTTGTTATGTGTTACTATAACATAGAGAGTGCTAGGTGTCAACCATTTTCGCACGGGCACGTTCATAAAAACGCCACACTTCCCAACCTAGGGCTAACATTATGCCTGTTATAAATCCTCCGCCCATCAGTGTTACAATTAATAACACCGACAGGAGGTGTGACATCATAAAGATTACAACGAAGTCATACCATTGAAAGTTTTCAAATATATTATCGTTTAGCATTGTGTTTTAATTTTCTTCCTTAAATAAATCAGAGTTTAGTTCTGCTTTACGTTTGGCTCTATCTCTTTTCCAACCTTCACGCATTTTTTCTCGCTTTGCAAGTTCGGCAGCATCAGGACTAACAGGAACAGGGTCATCTTTTTCTTCTACCTTATCTAATGTAGGAAGAAAAGCATCATACGCATTTTTATTCATTTCAAACCCAACAAAGTTTCTACCATATCTTAATGCAGTTCGAGGCGTTGTAAATCCGCCGCAAAATGGATCCATTACAGTTTCATTTCTACTACTACTGTATAAAATAAACTTCTCAATAAAGTCTTCGTTAAGTTGATTTTTATTTTTTGTTTCACCAGGATTATGTGCTCGAGGCATATCTTGCACAGTTAATCTATCGTGATAACTGTCTTTTTGATCAGTGTAGTATACATTTGTATTAAATGTACGAGTCTGTTTTCCTTTGTTTGGCTTTTGCCAAAACAATATATGATAATGACTACTGACCCATTTCTTTTTAGTGCTAACACCAAATGAATATTTTGCAATAATATGATTAACTTCTTGTAAATCTGTTGCGTGTAGTGCATTTAATACATGATGCAGATTAGTATATCCACTTACAATATAAATGCTGCCACCTGGACGCAAACATCTTGCACATTCACTTATCCAGTCTTTGCTAAACTGGTCGTATGTTTCAAGTGGAACTTCTACGTAACCCGGAACAACATTGCTTTCATCTCGGTGATAGTGTGCATCTAGTTTATCGCCATCAATACCATAAGGAGGATCAGTGAAAATTAAATCCACTGACCCATCTTCTACATGTTCACGCATACCAGATATACAATCTTGGTTGTAAACTTTATATGTCATTAGTAATCCTTAATATCAACTAATTTGTTACTTTCTAATGCATGTCTATCTTTAATCTGCGGAACTGCACCTATTATTTTCCACGGTCTACTATCATCTCTAATCACGGCATATGCCATATTATACGATAGTTCATACAATTTTTCAAGAGTTTTTGCAAAGTTTTTTACACCATCTTTTGCTTTCTTTGGATTGTATGAATTTGTAAAAAGAACGATTTCAACTGGATCATATTTTTTGTTACACGCTTCAAGGATTTTTACAAATGTTCTTAAAGGGTATGTATCATTATCTACACTTTCTAGAATACGATTTTTGTTGTTAATTTCAAATCCATTAGACTTACACCAGTCTTCCCAACCTTTTCTACTTTGTACTCTTACTAGTCCTAAGTCTACACCTGCTTCGTAACCTGAAATAATGTTGTTAATGATTTTTGTAATATTACCACTTTTGTTATCAAAGAATTTTGTGATTTTCACATCGTTATACAACCACCATTCTATTGATTCTTGACTAGGATGTAATTCACCTAATCTACATAATTCTATTCCTGCTGTTTCAAAGTCTTTGCGCAATGCTGGTTGAGCAGGTGGATGATCGTTAGCGATTAAACCGTTTGTTATATAGTTTCTTTCTGTATCTACTTCATAATCATATACTGCTACTGGCATCCACTTTTCTTCATTGCGTATTGCAGCAAGAACTCTGCCTCGGCCATCTCTAAATTTACCATCTGTGCCTAAACATGGCGGTGAATATTTTGTTGAAAATCCGTGTAAAAAAAAACTTGTTTGCATACTTTCTATGCGTTCCTCAGTATTTTGTTCTTGTCTAATTGACATGTTCCATAACGAAGGATCGTCTTCTTCAATAGTTTCTAAATCTATAAATGTTAAATATTGGAATTGTGCATCATTTTGTTCACGCACATGTTCCTGTGTATAATCTTTTAGATTGATTGTTCCAAAGTTATTAAAACCGTCTTTGGTAGACGTGCCCATAATTGTAAGCGTCATATATATATCTCCTTAGTTGCTTATGCTTTTAGGGTAAACAGAAATTGCCTAAGCGGTTACTGTTTACATATATATTTATCATATTTAAACTATACTATATAAATTATTGGTTGTCAAACATTTTTTAAACATTTTCTCTAATAACATTTTCAATAAGTTGTCTAAGATTATTTTCTTTTGGATTAGCATCAATTTTGCCACTCAATTCTGTAATTGCAGATCTAGGCACTCTTACCTTAAAGCCGTCACCTTTTTTAATAGCATATTTTTTGGTTGTTTCTCTATCGATCACAAATGCACCGTCATTTCTAATCACAAGCAAAAGATCGGTTACATGGTCATCTGGCAACTCGTCAAGTTTATTTGTACCTTGACTATTATTAAAAACGATATCAAAATTCTTTTTTACAGTGCCATTCTGATTATACATTGGACCAGACAACTGGCTTTTTAATTCAACTGTAAGTTTTAGACTAGGCCAATCAAAATCTTTGTGGTCTTCTCTAACTGCAACTAGTTCGTTATTACAATATTTCTCAGCAATCATTTCTACAATGAAGCCTTTTAAAAACTTCCATTGCGAATCATTGAAGTCTCCTAATCCTGTTCCTCGGTTAATGATTTCTTGCCAATTAAATTTTTTCATTTTTTCAATTGCAACTTCCATTACAACATCTCCTCTGCTGCTTCCCATTCTTTGCTAAACGCCAACAACCATTTACGCTGTTCAGCATTTACGCAATCTTCCCAAGCAAGTTCATCTGCACTCATAGCAGGAAGTCCTTGTTGTGCAATCCAAGTGTGGTATTTTTTAATAAGTTGTTCTAGCATGTTGCCCTCTGTGTCTGTTATTATACTACTAATATAACACTAATCAACACGGTGTCAACCTTTATTTTGATAATGTACCTATTAATTCATATCTTTTGAAAGTTTTTATTTCTTTCTCTGCAGATTCGTAGATAGCATCAGCTTTACTAAGTAAACTAGGTTTGCCTGTTTTTCTATACTCTGACATCAACTTAAAATAGTCAAAAGAATACTGAGCGAATCGTTTCTTCAATCTAGTTGTTGTGCCGGGAGATGTTGATTTGTGATACTTGTGCCACTCTGCAATTAGAGTATGCCACTCTTCAAACTGTTGTACTTGCTGATCCATATTGCGCCCACTTTTTATTAAAATTCTCCTCCGTCTTCACCTACAAATTGTTGTAGATTAGGTGCTCGCCAACCGACTGGCTTTAAAACCTTGCCATCTTCACGCTTACGAACCTTACCTGTTGAAGGATCAATCTTTGCAAAATTAGATGACATTACTTCTTTCCAAGCTGCTTCACCGTTCCAGCCAGCAGCACGAATCGCACCCATAGTAACAACTAAGATGTCTACTAGTGCATCTAATTGCTCTACACGATCGTTATTATTGACTGCTTCAACTAATTCGCCATATTCTTCGTCGATGAGACTTAGGTACATTTTATAGTTTGATTCAGTTGCTGGTTGATCACATGCTGTTGCAAATCGATCTATATCTTTAAAAACGTTTGTCATCTTATTCCTTGTTTTCTTTTTTCTAATTCTTCTGATAGTGCAGCCATAGTTTCCATCATCTTCTTCTGCATTCTCAAATCGTCAGTGTGGTAAAGATTAGCGTCCATTCTAGCCAACCTTTTCTCAATTTCTTGTGTTGATATAAATTTAAAAACACTAGGATCTATCATATCGATACTGCATCTCCATCTGCATATTCTTTACCGATAGTATGATCTGTCGGCTTATCTTTACTCCAGCCTAGTATACTCTCAGCTTCAACCATACGCAACGTATCTTCACCGTTGCCGTCATCTATTTTTACACCTCTAGTCCAACGGCCGTGCTCTACTAGGATCCAATCACCTACATTGTAATCGTCTGTGTTTTCAGGTCCTTTAGAATGCACTCTACCCCAACGTGGATAGATACCTCTAGTTTCTCCGTCGTCTGATCTTAGTATTAATCCTCCAGATGTTTTTTGTTCTCCAAAATTCATTTCGCTTACAATTACTCTATCATGAATAGGATTAAGCTTACCGTTATATGTTTTCATTGTTATCCTCTTTTTACAAAATTTCCGTCTTCGTCTTCGACCCATTCATCATCGAAGTCTAATTCGTTTTCCTTAACATCGTTTACAACTGGTGCTTTTGTTTTTTTAGTTTTTGCTTTTGGTTCTGCTGGCGCTGGTGTTGGTGCTGGCGCTGGTGCTGGTGCTTGATCTGGAACAATAGCAGAAGATCCATAATATTCTTTAGATGCTTCTTCTCTTGTTTTAATAATTTTATTGCCTGCACCTAATGTATCGCCACGTGCATTTACTCTAGCATTACCAACTGCTGGTGTTAATTCATTTTTCTTCTGTAGTAAACTCATGTCTACAGTTTTACCACGTAAGCTTGTATGTGTATTTTTAGCCATTATATTCTCCTGTTATATGCATATTTATCGTAAGAATTCACGCCAATCCAGGCCATACTGGATTGAGTTTATTTTATGTACACCTATCAAATACAGCACATAACTTGCTACACTTGATCCTCTGCCTACACCCCATACAATATTGTTCTCACGCATAAAGTCTACAAGATAAACCATATAGCGTAGTAAGTCAATCATACCACGCTGTCTATATTCTTCATACTCTTCAGAAACTCTAGTCCATTCTTTTGTTGTTAAAATATTATTATCGTCTGGATCTTGTAGTTTTTCCATTAAAGTTGCTTGTAGCCAGTTTAATACATTTAACGTTTTGTATTCATCAGGCATAAACCATTCACTTTGACATACACCGTCAAAAGTCTTTTGATCTACATCTAGAGGAATATACTTTTGTAGTTTTTCAAAACCTTGTTCTTCCATAGCGGCATTAAACTTGTCTACATCGTCATCTGCATCGCACAATACCACGTGTACTTTATCCGCATGACCTGAATAGATCATATCAATAAGATCGCGGTTAGAGAATCGTGGAATACCTAAGTCATCAGTTTTCATTAACATACTCTTATTTTAACTTACATTTATTAGATTGTCAAGTGGAGAATCGTCATCTCCTTGCATTTTTTTATATTGCTTCGCCTGTCTTGCTCTTGACTCATCTTTAAACATTTCTAGTATAACATTTATTTGCTGTTGAACCGCAGGATTGTGTGTCATAAAATATTTACGACTAAGTTCAATAATTTTATCTTCGATTTCAGAATCGGTAAGATCTGTTAAACTATCTACAAGTGGGTTAAACATAGTATTACTTATTTAAATGTTGAATTGATAGTTTGCAAATAGAATATATTTTTCTTTATCGTCTTCTATGCTGTTTTTAATAATATATCTATCTAAATCAAAATTTATATTTTTAAAGTTAAAGTTTGATTCTGTAATATTTTTAATAATTGCATCCGAGTCGCCCGGGTTGCAATAACATAATACAACTGCATTTGTATGCTCAGTTTGCACAACGCCTTCTTGTGGTGTACGCATCCATAACGGTAAGTAATCTCTATCAGTATCGCCTATTGCTCTTATATTAGATCTCATATGTTCTAAACTTACTCTATGTCTAACATTATCTGTAGACTGGCTTATTTTTATAGCATCACTATCAACTTTGATTGTGTTTGCGATAGGACGTAGTCTCTTAGGCTCAGAATCTAATAGTTCAAGTTTTATTGATATACCTGCTTCGCCACCGTCTCTAAGTTCAACTTCAAAGTCGTCTTTGTCTACGTTAAGTTTAACATCACCGTCTCGTGTTTCGATTAAGATTGTACCTGTAGTTTTTTGGTATACAAATTTTACAGTATTTCTGCCTTCGATAGCAAGTACACTTTCACCAGATCCAATTTTTGAATTATCATCTAGAGCACTATACTGTACACTGTCAACTGTAATTTTATTCTTAGTTTCGATACTAAATGATTTTTTTGTCAAACCTGTCTTGCTCTCTGCTGTGTCAATAACAGGAATATAAACAACTTCGTATATCGGAGTATTCTGTCCAGGTTGTTTTGCTACTGCCTTTGTTGGTGCACCTAATATATATTTTTTACGTTTATGATTCTTTGCTGCTGCACTTACAAATTCATCTATTAAACTTTTTTCAATACCTGCATATATAAGCATTTCCATTTCACGCTTTATGCCAAACATAGGATCGCTTACTCTATATATTTTTGTTTGATCAAATATTTCTGGGTTTGTCATAAACTCTTTATATGACTTACGCATTGTAGTTTCTAATAAAGGTTTTGCTACAATGTCAGTATATTCCATTTTTGTAGGTTCGACAACTTTTAGTGTAAATTCACGTGACGTTGCATTCAGTCCAAATCTATCTCTAGCTCTTACTGTAAACTTAAATGTTTCTTCGTATAAAAATTCACTAGAGTCATTTGCACTATCTTTCCAAGTCTGTGGACTACCTATTAGTAACCCTCGATATGATAATTCAATTCCTTGTGGCAGTGTACCTGCGGTCAAGTCGTAAAGCATTGGACTTTCAATATTAACTGTTTCTGCTTCGACAAACAAATATGTAGGTTTGTTAGTTTGTACAGTTCCTAAATCAGCCGGTGTATTCCAAACAATATTACTATCTATTTCACCTATTACTGCAAGTTCAAATGTTTTACTTTTAGTTGGTTGTGTGGTTTCGTCAACACTACTAACTATAAGATTCTTTTTAAAGAAGTCATCTTTTAATAAAGCTAAACCTATATTTCTATTTTTATCAAGTTGTGCAACAATGTTGCCACTAAATGTTATCTTATCAAAGTTACGTGCAACTATAGTAATTTCAGCTGGACTAGAATCATATGTAAGAAATGCGTCTATCTTTTCTTTAAACTGAACTAAGAATCTTGTAAAAGATGTATCTGGTAGTGTAACTTGCCATCTATGTCCTTCGACAACATTTACTTCGTAGTCAACTAACGATCCGCCATATGTAGTTTGTAAATATGCTTTCAAATCATTTACGGTTGTGTTATCGAGTGCATGTGAATTAATTTCGTAAGTTAAGAATTTGCTTATACTTTGTACTACATAATTATTTCCGTCAACCTTAAGTGTTCGATTTGCATATTCGTCTTTTTGCGATTGTGAAATAGAATTTACATAGACAAAGTTTTGTCCAGGTTGAGCAGTTTTAAAAATTACTAAACTATTTTTAGGCGATAATGATTCAAGTAGTGTTATAATATCATAATCATTATTAGTATCATCATAGCCTGTTACAGTTACTAGTGCATTATTAATAAACAATTGCTTATTAACTAATGCTTCTAAATCATTTATACCATCAGATGCAGTTAAGTCAGTTTTATAAATTTTAAATTCTTTAGCGCCCATTACTACATCTTCGTAGTAAGTTCCAAATACAGTTACAGTTTCGTAGTCAACTTGTATACGTGTTGCTTTGATTGTAAATTTATAATTTTTAGTTACAGCAGGCTGATATGGAATGTATCCTGAAAGCTCACCGGTATTACTTTGTAAACTTAATCCTTCAGGTAATTCACTAATACTGCCGTCGTCGTTAAAATCTTCTAGTTCAAATACTTCTGTACCCACAAGCGTTGGATCGTCAATAATATCTAAAAATATAGTTGTGTAATTGTTTGCTCGCTTTATGCCTAAATTTCTCGGTGTAATCCAAACTGGAGATCTTACATTTGTAGTATCGGCTCTAAATACCCCTGTACCAGCTTGCATCACAGTGTTATCTGCTGTTAGAAAATCATCACCGACTACGTAGATTTGAAACTCTCTGCGTACTTCTGATATACCATCTGTTACAGTAACAGCAAATGGATAATATCTATTTAATTTTTTATACGTTTGTAGTTCTTCAAAATAACCAAACGGTTGTGAATCATAAAAAAATGAACTATATCCGCTTTGGTTACGCTGTCCGTAATCTAATGGTATATCACCAAATGGCTGTGCATCGTATCCGCTATCTCTATATCTTTTATCTAAACTTAGTAACGGTTCAGTTGTACCTGTAATTTTACCATCACGAGAAAGTGTAAGCCCTGGAGGTAATACCCCGTCGTCATTTGCAATATAAAAATCTAACACTTGTCCTGCTAATATATCGTCGTCAGTTGCAAGTAATTGAAAATCAATAAATTCGTTGTCAAGTATAAACAACGTGTCATTTGGGCCTACAGGTAATAGTCCTTCTTGACTAACCCATGCTGGATTATCTGGTCCTATGACAATAATCTTAAAATGTTGATCTTCAAAATAACCTTGATAAAACGCACGAACAACAAATTCATATTCTGTATCAAGTGTAACTTCCTCTACGGTACCTCTAATAGAGTTGTTATTTAAAATTGTACCTTTTGGTAAATTTCCACTTAATATTTCTAACTCTATACCGCTTAATCCGTTAGCAATAGGTAAAGAGAGATTTATGTAAGTGCCTTCATTAATTGTTTTTAACGTAGAACCTGAAGTTGTGCTCCATAACGAGGTTTGTGTCATTTATTGTCTCCCTTACACAATAAGATCACCTAAGTCAATCGTCCTTGTTTCAGGATCTCCAAATGTTCCCATGTCTACATCAGGATCGCCATAAAGCCACTCTTGTACACTAGCTATAGTATCTCCTAAAAATCCAAAATTCCATTCATTTTCTACAACAGCAGGAATATCACTTCTTAATGCTAATTCGCCATTTGCGTTAGGAAGTGTTATAGTTCTATCTGCTGAATAATTGCCCTGCGCTAGTGTAACTTTAAATCCGTTTGCATTTTGTGAATCAAATTCTAATGCTGCTGTATTTACAACTTGATTAGCAATCGGTCCTGTAATTTTACCAGTTGCAGCATTTACTAATACTGCTTCGTTAGCATCTGTAACATTGCCTACATGAGTTCCTATAAATTTAGTAGCTGAAATACTAGGTGAGTTTGTAATTGTATTACCGCCTGCATCTAAATTTCCTCCAAGAACCGGTGTTGTATCTTCACTTAGTTCGTTAAATGTTGATGTTATAGTTAAAGTTGATCCAACAAGTCTTGTAGAAATGCTTCCGCTACCATACAGATTAATGTTGTCAGTGGTTTCTAATATTTTACTACCACTATCTGAAACAACAACTATACGCTTTAATCCAGTATCTACGTCAATAGTTATTTTATCTTCAGATGATGTTAAAGTAGTATCAAACCCGCCTACGAGTTTTTTAAATTGTAATTCAAAATTATTTTTCTTTGCAAATATTCCTTCGCCGATAGTTCCGATATTAGTTGCTGTGGTAGACTCGTCGTCTCTTAGATCCAGATCTATAAAATTAAGGTTTACTTTACGAAAGGCTTCTCTAAGGTCATCGCCTGTTCCATCATTTGCAAAAGTTCCTATGTTAATCTGTTCTAAACTCATTGTTAATCCTTAAAATAAAATTGAAAATACAAGTGATCTAGCTTCACTTACCATTTTTCTTCTTTTACCCTCTTCTATTATATAAAACACACCAGTATCAGAATCAAATGATATACCACCTATACCTTCTAATGCAGTGTTTTTAATTCTACCTACTAAATCTGTATACGTTTCTACTATATGTGCTTGAGCAAATCTTCTGCTAGGTTGACCGACAAAAACTGTATCATCAGATGTTGGAAATAAATCATCTGTAAATTCACCATTAAACAAGCCTGCCTCGCTTAGTGTAACATATTCGATATCTCTACCATTTGACGCTACTCTTAAAAATTTATTTTGTTTTCCGCCGTATAAATCAACAGCATTATTTGCTCTTAAATAATTTTCCGGAGTAACTGTTGTGCCATCTACTTCTAATGTAGCAGCACTTACTGTACCTAATGATGCCACGCCAGCAACATTTGTAATAGAAACATCTCTAAGATTTAAATTATCACCCTCGGGTATTTCTTTAATCTTATTATTATCAGTTACATCTAATATAAGTGGAAATCTATCTGCCATGTCTTCTTCCTATTGTAATGTATTTATGCAAAATTGCAGTCAGCTTAATGCTTGCCAACTACAATTTCGATAATTCCTTCACTTTCATTGGTTTTATTTTCTAGAGACTTACCAATTATTCTACCTGCATTAGCATCGTTATTGACTACTGCAAATCCTGGAATATCACTAGTAACTAAAATATCACCTTTTTCTACTTTGCCTATAACATTACACGGTACTCTCCCTTGTAATGCTACAGCAGCTACAAACTCGCTTTCACAATGTGAATTCATTAAGTATGCTGGATTTGTAGAAACAACACCTGCTACTCTATGATCACTGTTGCGTGTAGTTAATGTAAGTTCTTTTTCACCACCAAATATGACTACAGTTCCTGGCTCATAATGAGTGTCAGCAGTATAGTTTTCTGCAAGGTCAGCATAGTATGCTTCATTTGCAATACCTTGTATAAAGTCGATATACCCTGTGTTGTAAGTGTTAGATGATGCGCCTATATTATAGGTTGCTGTGTTTGTGCCGCCACCTTCAGGAACAATCTCCCTTGTTCTAATGTCAACTTTTAATTCAGTAGCAGTTCCGTCAGTACCTGTATCAATTATATCAGTACCATTGCTAGACTTTAAGTTACCTGAAATATTACCTGTAACATTACCAGTTAGATCACCTGTAACATTACCAGTTAAATTAGCAGTGACCTTAGTTGTGGTTAAATTTCCTGAATCAGGATTATAAGTTAAATGTGTATTATCATCATCAATCTTAAGTCTACTATAACTAGGGTCATTTGGATTACTTGCTGCATTAACAAATGTAATTTGATAATCTGTATTATCATTTACAACATCAATTTCAACGTTGTCTGCATTGTCTGCCTTATCTGCTGTTCCAGCAAATGTTGCATCACCGTTGTGTGTAGTACCAGTATATGTTCCTGTCTCTACTATCTTAGTAGTTGCTAAGCCGTCATCTGTAATTGCATACACATCGCCCATCACATCACCAGTTAAGTTACCAACAAAGTTTATGTCAGCAACAAAGTTTCTAGCATACATTGTATTGTACTTAAAACTTGTAGATCCAATGTTATATCCTGCACTTGCAGTTGACGCATCTGCGTCTGGCTCTTGTCCGTAACTAGAGAATATTGCTGGAACATCACTTCTCCCGCCGGATTGGTTTGATACAACAACACCAACCTGTCCTGCTGCTGTTTTACCAGTACCAGCGCCGATTGATATCCCTGTACTATAAGCGTTTTTCTCATCAGGAGCTTCTATAAAACTCATATAGTTCCAGCGACTTGCTAATGCTTTTGCAGTACCATATGTACTGTTAGTTTTAAGTGAGCTTTCTACAACAAAATCTTGACCTGCTGTACCATCACCAATTATATCCAAATCTGCTGTAATTCTAGCAACTTCTGCACCGGCCGCACCTCTAGCAGTAAATATTGTACCCTGCGCTGGTGTTTTAAAGGTAATGTCAGTATTATCAGTGTCAAGTATTATTTGAGTAGTATTAGTTCCTACAATAAGTTTTTTGACATGTACACTACCATCTGCAGTAGTCTTTACAATACTATCATTTGCTGCTGATGTTGTAATACCAGTGATATCATATGCTTCAGTACCAGTTCTAATAATTGCACCTGTGTCAGCATCAGGAATGTCAGTGTGTAATATGCCGCCGCCTGTGTTAACTACAGTATTAAATGACACTTCTTCAACTGCACCTGTTGCTGCTGTTGCTCTACCTAAAACATTTTCTGTTTCGATATGCGCAAGATTTGCTTTTTCAACGCCAGTAGTTGCATTTGATGCTGTGGCAATCTCAGCCCAACCATTAGTCAATGTAAATTGAGTATTATGAAATGCAACTAGTCCTAAATCGTTTTGACCTATTCCAGTAGCATCTGTTCTAGTTGTTGCAGCATTCATTGCAAGTTTACTTTGTGCAATAGCCGCTGATGCATTTACATCTGAATTTACTATACTACCTGCTTTATATTGAACATCTAGTGTAAGACTACGTCCAGTTGGGTTACCGCCTGATTGACTTGTATTACGTGTAGCTGAAAAATCAATGTCACTTCCTGCATCAAAAATACCGTTCATCCATTCGTATTCTGGAAAGTTAATTGTAGTAGCACTCGGTCCAGCTACAACTGATATTACTTCATCTTCAACAAATTCAAATGCATTGGTAGAATCGTAAGTTAGATATTGTACAGTACCTAATTTTACATCACTTTCTGTAGCAAAGTCAATTACTAAACCAGTTGCACCCGAAGTGCCACCTGTAATTGTTTGTCCTAATTCAAATAATCCACCTGTAATACCTTTTACTCCGATTTTTTGTTTACCTGATGCAACAAGGAATTGTGTTTCCTGTGCATCGTAAATTGTAGTGTCAGTTAGATCGTTTAATGAGTCGATTGCTCCTGCTACTGCGTCTACATAACTCTTACGTGTAGCATCTGTATCTGCTTCAGGGAATGTTAAGCCAGTAACCATTTGACCATTCATTCTTAAATCACCTGTCATTTGGTTTGCACCGTTAGCAAGTAAAATACTAGGTCCTAATGGATTCGGAACTGTTTGACCTTCAACATCAATACCAAAGCGTCTGTCAACGTAGCCACGTACTGCACTTTCAGTTGGAACTGCATCAGTAGCATTATCTGCCATACTAGAATCTGTACTAAATTCAGCAATAACAACACCACGTTTAAATCCTAATCCGTCAACGTTTGAAAGAGCAATACTTGCTTCAAAACTAACAGCACCAGTACCTTGATCAACACTAAAGAAGCGTCCTACTCTAAACATACCGTTTTGATCTGTACTTACGTAGAACACACGCCCTTTACCACGTTCAATAACTTCATTAGATTGATCTGGCTCTCTCGGCGCACCAAAAATAACATTTGGATAGTTACTTGTGTTGTACGACCCTGTACCGACATCTAGGAAATCGTGTCCTGTTGCTCTACATGTACTGATGTTAACTGTAACATCACCTAATGCGCCTGCGGCTAGTCCGGCTCTAATAGTATATCCTGGATTAAGAACAATACTTGCTGGTAAGCCACTGCCTGCATGTGTTGTATTAATATCGTGCCCAACAGGTAAAATGTCAACAATACCATATAAGTTATTAGGATTAACTACATTATCAAGTGTTTGCACAATATCGTTGCCTGCACCATCGTCACCAACGCCTCTATAGTTAAACACATAAAACTTTGTACCTTGATATGTAAATATCGGTGCTTCAGCCGTTAGCGTATCTGCTGTCCATCCTACTGGACGATTTTCTGTAGGTGTTCTAGCGTTGTTGTTCAATCTGTTAATATCTTTAACATCTGTTGGTGCTTCAACCGCCAACACTACGTCATCTACAGAATTACCTTTTGTAGTACCACCTGTAAGAGGTTGATTATTTAACCCAGTTACGTTACCGATTGGTTCAGCTGCATAAGTGTTGTTAATCTGTAGTCTAATATAATCAAAAACAGTATCGATACCTGCTGCTACTTCATCTGATTCAAGTTCGTCACCTGCACTGTTTGAATTTTGGAAACTAATTGATCTATAAACTTGGTCTTTATTTTCATCAAACACAATAGCTGTACTAGGACGAATTGTTAGAGTTTGAATATTAGTTAAGTCATCAAGAATATGAATACTGTTACGTCTGTATTCAATAAACGTATCTAACGGAACAGCCTCTGCAAGTCCTTCAGAACTAAACCCGCTGGTTGTTGAACCACCATTGCCGCTTGATAAATTTAATTTGTAGATATAGTTGTTATATATCGGTGTTAAACTATCACCAGCAAAGGCACCCGATATAGTAACTCCTGTAATAGATCCTATCCCACCAACTGCGCCAGCATCAATTTCAGATACTGTAATAGTTGCATCGTTAAGAGGTGTAGCACCACCTAATTTTGTACCTACAATAGTAAACGTTTCGCCTACAGCATATCCTGTACCTGCTGTTGTTATAATAACTTCATAACCATTTGTTACGTTCTTCAATACAGTAAACATAGCATTTGTACCAGAAGCTGTACCACCGTCTGTTTGTGTTTGTACATTTGGTGTAGTAGATTGTCCTATATATGGTGTTGAATTTATGATATGTGTTGATACTCTTTCAATACTGTTTACACTATATCTTTCCATTCTACCTAGATTAGTATGATATAAATCAAACTCTGCTCTAGCATCAGGCGGTGTTTTAAAATCATATGTATAAATGCTAAGTGCTTCTTCTCTATTATTATATCCAACACTGTCTATGTCAGCCGGTGTACCAATCGGTGTACCAGAAACTGAAACTGCATCAGTTGTAGTAAATACCCCTACTACATTTGTTAGATAGACATATAACCCGTTTGTGCTAATTGCAACCTCTGCTGATACACCCGGATTTGCACTTGTTACAGCATCACCTGCTGATACACTTACGCCTGTTGGCATATGCAGAATTAATTCTGCTGTAAATACCTTAGCAGGATCGACCATATCTTCAACAAGCGAAACTCTATCAGGAACTTCGTTAGGATCAGCACCTTCAGCAACTAGTCCGTACTCACCATAACAACTTGATCCTGTAATTGATCTAATCTCAGAACCATTTTTACTATAGTATGAAGTCCAGCAATAATAAGTGAACATACTAACCATTTCTGATAAAGCTCCGTTTACACAAACAAGTCCATAACCTAAGTCATTAATTTGTGTAAAGTCATTACCTAGCATACTTCTGTTACCAGCAGTTTGTAATGTAATTGCAATCGGAGTACCCGGTGTAGCATTATCTAAATCAATACCGTTAATAGCACTGGTTATTCCACTAAAACCTATACCACTGTTAGAACTAGGATCTAATATAATTGTAGCAGTACCTAATGATTGATCGTATGCTGTAATAGCATTAACTTGGAAACGTCTACCTTGTATATAAAATGCACTTGGCGTTTGTGGGCGTCTAATAAACAGACCTTGCCCAGGTAAACTTTGAATATTTAATCTAAACGCATCACCTGTAACTTTACCAGTAACCTGTACTGCCATATTACCAGAAAATGCATCAACAAACAATCCACCTCTAAATGCTTGTTTGTTAACAGAAGCACTAAAACTTGATCCAGTTTGTATATAAGGAGAGCGTGTAAGTACTTGTCCTTCAGGATCTAATACACCCATAAACCCGCCATGCTCTTTAACTGTAATGTTACGTAGAATTGTACCATCGTTCATTAAGAATACATCCATGTCTTTGTTGTTCTTAGCTGGATTGTATGCGGCATTGAACGCAAATTTTATAGAGTCGATCATGTTTTGTATAATAGTAAACGGTGTTTCGACTTGTGTCCAATATTGATTCTTTTCAGTAGCATCAAACGCAGGACCACTTCTATGTGAAGTGTTTGCACTATACCAATTAAAGTTCCCGCCTTCGTAAAATCTAATTACTTCGTAGGCTTCGTATTTTACATCTGTTTCCCATAAGTCAGGAGTAATATCTCCGTAGAATACATCAGCATTTTGATAAATCCTTGCACTGTCATACAATTCTGTTGGATTTTGTCCAATCCATATATTGTCAAACATTGTAGGAATATGATCTAATGCGTCAGAAATTTCAGTTTCTATACCTGTATAAGTTGTAGAATTTTCAAATAGTAAACCTTGTGCTTCTAGTGTAAATTCTAATCCGCCTCTTACAAGATCTTGTGCAATTAAATCTACCATATTACCAATTAAGGATTTAAAATCAGCTCTTACATAATTACCATTTACTGCTGTAAAATGTTGATCTTGTAAATATGCATCAACTTGTTCTTTTATAAATTCTTTATTATCTGTAAACACAGTAGCATATGTATTCCAGTTACCTATATTTGTAAAACCTGGTCCTACATTTTTAGTTGCTGCTGGATTTCTTAAATAGTGTCTACCAAAATATCCGTCAGTGTTACCAGTTAAAGGATTTACATACGGAACGCCGTTATCAACAGTAGCAACATTAAACGATAACAAAGCGCCGCCGCCACCGCCTAGTGCAGAATCAGGTATACTAATTGTATCTCCCACTCTCCAGTTCTTTCCAGAGTCTGTAACTGTAACTGTTGCTGCACCGTCTGGTGCGACAACTACTGTAAAGATCGCATCTTCGCCATATCCTAAGGTTGTATATAAAGTAGAATCAACTGTATATGTACCTGGAGTTCTACTAGCATCTGCGCCATCATTAACAAATGTACCTATAGTACCTATGTTAGATATACCTATAACTAATCCATCAAATTCATTATCTCTATAATAGAATAAATCTGCAAGTGGTGATTGTGATACTCTATCTTTAGGACGTATAATACTTCTTCTAAATTCATTACCTACAATAGATACATTCGGCGGAACTCTTATTGGATAGTCTTCGTTATAAATTCCTGATTCGATTATAATCGATATTTGCTTCTCTTGCACTTGGTTACCGTATTCTAATTCTTCATCAGGTAAAAAGTCAATTGGTTCATATAATTCAACTAGAGCAAAATCAAACGGGTCACTGTTTCCAGCATCTTCTTCTCTTACATAATCAATAATACGTCCTAGAGCACCACTTGTTTTACCTCTAATAAGTTTACCTGGAATGATATCTGTATTAGTAGGATCTGCCTGATCAACTCTTGACGATGTACCTTGATCAATGTTAATTTTATAATCTGTAGAACCGTCAATTATTTGAGGAGCAGAAAAAACACCATTCTGTACAATAGCAAGTATAACATCAAATTTATCAGAAATTGCTGCTACAGCAAGGTTATCAGGTTCGTAATTTGTGTCTATAACTTGGTCAACACGACTTTGTGTTGGAAGCGGAACTGCTACATTATTAACAATATATTGTGTAACAAGTTGTTTTAGGTATTGCATTGCTGCTACAGTTTGAATCAACTGTTCACCTACCGCTCTCTTACCACTAGACGTGCTATAATATCTAAGTCCTGCTTGTCTTGAAAGGAAGTTAGCAGTATTACCTCTTAGAATATCTAGCCCAATACTATCTAGTATTAAACCAACGTCAAGTTCACATCTTGCTCTATCATAATTAAATGCAGGAAACTGTGCATCAGTATACGCTATAACTTCTTTTTGTAAAAATAGTTTATTCTTTTCTAGTAATACTCTTGCATCAGCTCTATCTGCTACCGGTGATTGCATACCTGCGTTTAGAACAGTTGCGGCATTTTCAAAATTATTATATGTAATAGTTTGCATATACGGACCCGGCTCTCTAGGAGCAGCAATCATAATTTCCTCAGCTTTTCTACATGCTGCATTGACAGATCTAAAGGCTAGTTGTAAACTAGATCCTTCTTTGCCGTTTGGTGTGTTTTTTTGTAAATCGTCGCCTTGCTCACTAACATAAATGTTAACTTGGCTTTCGCCTGATAGTTGATCTACGTATAATTTTGTTGCTGCTTGTAGGTCATCTTGTCCGTTAGGAATACCTACACCTTTGAATGATCCAGGATGGTCAGAAAGGAATAATGCTCCGTCCATCGAATCACCTTGTCTACGTACTGCTGACTTTCTTGGAATAGCAACACTCTTTAACCAGTTACCTGGTAAGGTTGCATCATAGTCTTGGTCTACAAGAGTTAATGTGCCAGTGCCTGTAGTAAGAATATATCTAGTGCCGCCTGTTTGTGCATCATTTTGTGTAGGATGAACTGTAAGTGTGTTTTCATCCTTAACTCCAATAAAATAAACTGCGCCCTGTGTAAGGGTACCACCGGCGCCTGTTGTAGAATTTAGAAATGTTGGCATATCACCAGTACTAGAGAATACCCAGCCTGATCCTGTATAGTTATCTGCTAATCCGTGTGCTGTAACAGTTAAGTCACCGCGTAAGTCACCAGCACCTACTGTTATTGTATCAACTGCTATTGTATATTGCGAAACTGTTGTAGGTTCGTCTGCAAGTCTTAAACCACCTATAGTAAGTTTAGGTTCGTAAGTAGCATCCGCATAACGTTTATTAATCGCCAAGTCGTCAATTGTAAAATTAGCGCCATGAATACCATTAAGAAGTGTTACTGCATCTTCTGATACGTCTATGTTTCCTATAGCAAAACCGCCGCCGTCTAACGGGCCACCTAGTGTAGGACTTGTGTCTAACTCAACATTAGAACTTGCAACACTAATTACTACTTCACCATCTTGATCGAAACTAAATGCTACTGAACCATTACTAGTTAAGCTTCTAAGTTCTAGAGCATTACCTGCTGGATTGACTACCGGAATCTTAGTTTCATTACCTAGTAATGTGTTAGGTGTATCTGTAAGATCCACAAATCCAATTTGCCCCCCGATGCCAAATACGGCATACAGTTCCTCAAAATTTTCATTTACCTTCTTAAAACTTTCACGTATACTATCACCAGTACCGTCATTACCCTCGGTACCAATATCTACCTGTTGCTTGGCCATAATGTGCCCCCTTTAATTTTTTACAGTTGCGGTATATTCTCCAAGTCAAAATTTACACTTACGCCGCATCCACACGATGATTTAGCGTTAGGATTGTTAATTTCAAAGTTAGATCCTACTAGACTAGTTACATAGTCTACTTCAGTACCTATCAAAAACATCATACTATCGACTCCAATGATAAAATTATAATTATTTTCAGTTTTTATAACTTCGTCGTCTTCGTCCACATCAGATGGTAATTTGACAGTGCCCCATTCGTATTCAAACCCTGCGCATCCTCCGCCTTTGATGTTAAGGCTTATTCCGTAACAATCGTTTTCGTCACATAATTTTTCAATTTGTGCTTGTGCAGATGGTGTTAGTGTACATATTGACATTGCTATTCCTCACTATTATTTATGGCTATTTTTTATAATCTTAATGTAAATATACTTATGTATTTAGGTGAGACACAGAAAAAAACTACTCATGTTCGTAAAAGTAAAAACGGAACAGAACACACATACTACCGCCATAAGACGCTGATTTTATTAAGATGTGATAATTGTGCTGTAGAATTTACTAGAGAACGAGGAACAATGGACCCTAAAAGACTTAGTAATAACTACTTCCACGTGTGCATTAACTGTGATAGTAAAAAGTTTGCACAAAAAAAGGGTGTAGAAAAAAAGCAAGTCTGGAACATGAGTGCTAGTTCAGACTTGCCAATAGGTAGATTTTAGTTGCGGTATATTGTATAAGCACCGTATACAATTGCAGCGTATGCAATTAATTTTGCAAAAGGTGAAAATATAATTATACAAGCACCTGCTGCAATCATTAAAGCACCATCGATGCTAGAACGTTCTTCTAATCTATCTTTAATCCATTTCTTTATCATTTTAGGTTCTCCTATGGCTAACTATATTTAATACAATTTCTCAAAGGAGTAAAGAAAATGTTAACATGGTTGGGAAAACTACTAGGCATTACACCAGCTGATGCACCAAGCGAACCAATGCCGGTTCCGACACCAGCACCAGCACCAGCACCAAAGCCTAAGGCTGAAAAGAAACCAGCGGCTAAAAAAGCAGCACCAAAGGCAAAAGCAGAAGCAAAGCCTAAGGCTGAAAAGAAACCAGCGGCAGCAGTTAAAAAACCAGCGGCTAAAAAAGCAGCAAAGAAAGATGACGGTTTAGACGTAATGAATAAACGTGATCTTCTAGCCCTTGCTAAGGAAAAGGGTGTTAAAGCCAATGCCAGTATGAACAAAGATGCTGTTATTAAGGCAATTAGGTCCGCTTAATTAAGTTTCTAATAGTAGTCAGTTCTGACTCTTGGCGAGTAGTCTTACGTTCTAATACGTTAATGGCTGCTCGCATTTTTTTCTGTTGATCCTCAAGGCTACGCACATATGCTTGTGTTGGTATCTCTTGTGTGGATCCATCTTCTGCAATAATTTTATAAGAATCAGCGCCCTGCGCTCTAAGGCCGCCAGTAACTCTGTTTGGGTTTTTATCCGAGGACGGTGTCTCTAGTGTCTTGCTCTTCCGACCGTACATGCTGCTCAAGTAATTGCTCATTATCTTTTCCTTCATTGTATTTATAAAGGCCAATGCTTGCTAAGTTCTTACATTTGGATTCTACCATAATGTCAGCGTAGGGTAAAAATCTTAATGCCCAATCATTAACCGCAGTATTCCACATGTAGTCACTGTGTGCTCGCATCTTTGCTTTCTTGTAGCCTTGCTCTAGCAATGCTTGAAAGTCAGGCTTTGTGTCTGGACGTTGATCAACAAGACAGTCTTCACGGCTTACACTGTAATGTATTGCAGGACGCACGCCACGCCAACTGTTAATGATTCTCTTAAATCTATCATCTGTTGGTTCAATATATTCGCCTCCACTATTACACCAGTGGTGATGAATGTCTAGAACCAACGCCACATCTTTCTCCAAACACAAGGATGCATCGATTCCCCATTTGTTTTCGTCGTTCTCGATAGTGATACAATTACGGGCTTCGGGGGTGAGTCGTTTAAGTGCGGCTTGGATACCGGCTGGACCTTTTCTACCGGAGATGTGGACGTTGCACTTGAAGTCTTGGAACTGTTTACCGTAGCCCATGTACCGTGCAACATTGATATGATACTCAAATTCCTCAATTGACCGCTCTACGATTTCTTCACTATCTGAAGCAAGGACTGTAAATTGGCCTGGGTGCATGGAGAGTCGAACATCGAGTCTTCTTGCTTCGTCTCCAACTTTTGCGAATTCTCTTTCGCAGTATGCCACCACATCAGGGCGCTGCCAAAAATAGCTCCAGTCACGCTGGGTATAAACAGGAAGCACATCGCTACCCAATCGGACCATACGAAGACCTGGTTCAAGAGATCCAACATACTGAATCAACCTTTTGTATGACGCAATGTTATGGACCATAATGTCCCACAAGCGTTCTTCAGCAACAGTCTTAGTTTGACGGTTAAGCCATTGAACTGTTGTGCTTCGAGTATTTAGCGGACGTTGTAGGTCCTCTAAAATTTGTTTCTTAGCACTTTGATTAGGGTGCATGTATTTGCAAGCAAATCCGATACGCTTAATCATTAAGTTCTTCCCATTCGATTAACTTTACAGTGTAGTCAGCACAGTTCCAATTTGCTGCTGGACCATATTTCATTTTAGTTTTAGAAATTGCAGTTTCTGCGGAGTCTGCATACTCGTAACCTAAAAAAGTAAGGTTAGCATATACTTGAAATGTTCTAGTCATCTATTTTTGCCTGTCCTGTCATAGTTTCTACAATTATAAAAAGCATAGTCAACACTTATAATATAGCCATAACCTTGGGATGTCAAGTGTTTATACCACCAAATGAAATCTTTTATACTATTCAACAAACTCACTTTTATGCACTCCGTTAATTATATCATCTAGTGGTAAAATTGTAATAGTCGATTGCATTCTATCTGTATCATAAAATTCCATTGCTTCTTCGGCTGCTGTATCTGCTAGTTCTCGTGTACTGTAAACACCTACAAGTTTGTGCGGTGTTTCAGATTGTATAGGGATTAGTTGTACTATGAATATATTAGTTGTCATTTCCAATTCTCCTTTACCCAAGGGTCGTGACAGTTATGAGGATTAGGATCTCCGTGAAATACAGCAATACTATTTCCAGGATCAATATTAGGAGTTCCTATATTAGGAAAGTTTCTGCCACCGTTTGTTTTATCTAAGACAAGTCTTGGATTACCACGCATTTCCCATTTGTAACTTCTGATCCATTCATCTGGCCAAAAATCGTATCCTGAAGTGATTTTATGTTTCATCCAGTCCTGGTCACCATGCCATCGTTTTGAATTTGTTTTGATATCTTTTATGAAATCAGTATATACATGTGTGTGTTGTCCAGTTTCTAATCTAAACACACTAGAATTAAATTTTTTATAATCATGTATACGCATACGGTTAAAGTCTCTAATAATACAGAATTCACCTGGCTTGTATGTAAAAAGTTTATCTATATTGTCAAACACAATCATATCTAAATCTAAGAACAATAATGTACCTTGTACTTCTAATTCAGGATTAAAAAAGAATGGCTTGTACCACCATCCTTGTACATGTTTATTAACAGGTAAAGGTATAGTTTTTATGTTAGGATCAATATCAGTTGAATCTTCTGTAAAACATACAAAGTTATAATTAATTGTAAGATTACGTTTAACCATATTATAAAGATTATTTACATATTGTGCTGAATATTTTTTACCATATTTTAGACAACATACGTATCTTGGATTACTCATCAATAAACCTTGTTTTAGTCCATGTAAAGGGAGTAAAGATAGCACTGTTCGCGCCGTGTTCAGAACATTCTACAGACTCGACCCAACAGCGTCCATGTGACATTTCTTTTACTAGATTGTCAGCAAAGCGCCATGCATGTTCTGCAAACTTTTCTGCGCCGACACCATCTAGTTGTGTAATTTGTGCAAGACCTTTTGTTTCAAGTTCGAGCAAATCATCCTTCATTGGATCATTGATATCAATTACTGTCTTGTGATCAAACGTATCTTCAAGCCATTCTTTCAGTGATTTTAATCCACCAAAGTCTACGCCCCAATTGCGATGGTCTAAATCATTACATCCAAATGTAAATTTAAATGCTAGACTATAACCATGTAAAAATCTGCAATGTGAATGATCTGCGTGTGGCTGTCTAAATACTGCTGATAGGCCAATGTTATGGCCATATGTTTTTGTTGAATAATAGTTTCCCATTTGTTTCTCCTCGGCTACTGGAGTGTGCGGAATATTTATAGTGGGATCGAACACTAAAAGACCACTGTTAATATAAAAATATTATATACTATATAGCACATCATGTCAAGCTCTAATTAACTTTAGATTGAATAAATACAGTAGACGTAACCGTGAGGAGTAGCGAAATGCCAGCAGCATTTTATGATTTTTTTAGAAAAATAAATTTGAAATATATAGATGGATCATCAGTTATACAACCTGATTTTTCAGTTGAAGCAGATTCAACAGTAGACGAACTTAATATTATAAGAGGAGCAGGTGTTAACTTTGGTTCATCAGATCCAGACTCATTTAAGATTGATGTAGAATATGATTTAAGTGTACCGTTAGGAACTACTGCTGTTAGATTAACAGACATAAACAATAACGTATCTGACTTAAATTTTGTTGCTGGTAACAACATTACACTCACAAGAGTTGATGCAAATAATTTACGAATTGATAGTGCTGACTTAACAATTGTTGTTAATGCAATATCAACAGCAAATCCTAGTTTAATTACAACTGCTACACCACACGGATTATTAGACGGCGCTGTTGTAACATTTGCTGATACAGGTATTGTTACATTAGATGATAATCAATTTTATGCTGACGTTTCGAACACAACACAATTTACAATCTATACTGATTCAGGACTAACTACTCCAGTTGACGGATCAGGATTTTCATATACAAGTGGCGGTAGTATCCAAGTTGAATCAGTTGATACATTAAGTATCTTGCTTGACGTTAATATTCCTAACTCGCAAGATAACGATATTTTAAACTATAATGCTACTGAATCTAAATGGGAAAATACAAGCACGCCTACATTTGGTACTGCTACAGCAACTACAGGATTTATTGGTAATATTGACGGTAATCTTACTGGTGGAATTATAAGCGAAAACACTGCTTCAACTATATTAGATACAACTGCTGCAACTGCTATGTATACAGGTGATGTCACAGGTAGAGCAGATACAGCAGATGCTTGGCACACAGCAAGAACATTTAGTTTTGGCGGTGGTGATGTATCGGGATTCTTTACTACAGACGGTAGTGCTGATATTAATAATATACAACTTACTATTGGTGCTAACTCTGTACTATTAGGTACAGATACAGTCGGCCAATATGCTAAAAGATTAGCAGTAAGCGGCGTAGGGCTGTCAGCAACAACACCAGAAACTGATGACGCAACAGAATATACAATTACATCAAACGCAACTAATGCCGCTACAGCTGACACTATTGTATCAAGAGACGCAAACAGCGACTTTGCAGCCAATATGATTACTTCAGACCTAACTGGTGACGTAATTGGTAACGTTGACGGTAATTTAACTGGCGGGGTTATAAGCGAAAATACATCAAGCACTATTCTAGATACTACAGGCGCTGTCGCAGTGTACACAGGCAATGTAACAGGCAACGCTGATACAGCATCAGCATTAAGTTCAGCCGTTACAGTGACGCTTACAGGCGATGTAGCAGGTACTGCAACCTTTACAAGTGCAGGTGATACAGCAAGTATTGCTGCTACTATACAAGCAGATAGTGTTGCATTAGGTACAGACACAACAGGTAACTATGTAAGAACTATCACAGGCACAGCAAATGAAATTGCTGTTGCAAATAGTGGCACAGAGGATGCAGATATTGTTTTAAGTTTACCAAGTGATGTTACTATTGCAAATGATCTAACAGTAACTAACAATTTAATTGTTTCACAAAATTTAACAGTAAGCGGCACTACAACTACAGTTAACTCAAATGAAGTTAATATAGGTGATAGTATAATATTACTAAACAGTGACGAAACAGGTACACCTAGTCAAAATGGCGGTATTGAAATAGAGCGTGGCACTTCTGACAACGCAAGATTTATTTGGGACGAAACAAACGATACATGGTCTCCACAATTATTTAACACGACTTGGCAGAATACAACACTTACCGCAAGTGAGTTTATAGGCCCACTTACTGGTGCTGTTACAGGTAATGCTGATACTGCTTCTAAATGGCAAACTGCACGAAGTGTTAACTTCGGTACAGGAGATGTAAGTGGTTCATTCACTATAGATGGCGATAACGATATCAATGATATCGTACTTACAGTTGCAGATAATAGTCACAATCATGTTTCTACAAACATCTCTGACTTCCAAGAAGCGGTAACAGACACAGTTGGTGCTATGGTAAGTGCTAACACAGAAAGTGGCGGTATTGATGTATCATTTGACGATGCTACTGACAAGTTAAATTTCCAACTTAGTACTGTTAATTTAACATTGACTAATACAGTTGGTGTAGGTGTTACTGGAAGTGCAACTATTGATCTTTCAGAATCGACTATTAATTTAGAAACTGAATTTAATGGGCAACTACCACTAGGTACAAGCACTTCAGGAAATTACGTAGAAGACTTTTCAGTTACATCAGGTACAGGTATTAGCGTAACAGGTGAATCGCCTGCTGCTGAAGGTAATAATATAACTATTGCTGGTATCGATGCAACTAATACAGTAAAAGGTGTTGCAAGTTTTGATGCAACAGACTTCCTTGTTTCAAGTGGTGCAGTTTCTCTTGTACACGAAGCAGTTGAAGATATTGTAGGTGAAATGGTTTCAGGTAACACCGAAGGCGGTATATCTGTAACATATGACGATACTGCTAACAAACTTAATTTTGACGTAAACAATACTAGACTTATATTTACAATGGGCGGTGCTACAGTTGCAGACGAAGTTGTTTCTCCGGGTGTTGATACTACTATTGCTATTGCAAGATCACCAACTATTACAGTGAGCGGCGCAGTAGCAGGTACAGTTGAACTTACTAACTTAGGTAGTGCATCTCTATCAACTACAATGACATCAAATCTAGATGATATAAATGATGTAAATGTAACTAATCCTACTGATGGATATTTCTTACAATGGAATAATAGTGCTGGAGAATTCCAACTTGCTGCCGTTGGCGGCGTTAGTGTACCTACACTAGATGATGTTTTAACACAAGGCGCTACAAGCGCTATAACAACTACACTTTCAAATACAACAAGCGGTGGTTCAGGCGCAGGCTTAGTAGTAGAAGAAATAAGTGCCACTGGCACCGAAGTTAATTTTACTAAAAACATAGATGCTGGATCTAACAATGTTACTGCTACACAATTTATAGGCGAACATAGAGGTGATGTTGCTCAAGCAGACGGAACTACAATCATAGACGCCACAGCAGGCACAATGGATTGGACAAAACTAGCAAATGTTCCAACTCCGGTATATGCTGTAGTATCTTGTGGTACTAGTGCATTTGGTGTAGTTGAGCGCAATGGCGGTACTGTTGATACTATACCGTTTGACACAGTTGATAGCCAAAACAGTACAGATTTTGATACAAGCACCTATACATATACTACTCCAGTTGCTGGGGTTTATAGAGTAATGATGAATGTTTATACAAAAGGGGTTGTTGCAGACGGCGGTACATTTACTGGAAACGATACTGAGTATTTTATTAGAACACAGGAAAGCGGTCAAAGTTCAGTTGATCAGTCAGATGGGCCTGTAAACAGTACAGCACAAAGTTTCTCAAGTAAAGAATGGATTTTAAGTTTAGGTGCTAGTTGTACAATCAAAGCATTATTTAAAGGACAGATCTACGAAAGATCACAAATGACAATTACTAAATTATTCTAATTTGTCAACGTCTTTTTTAATTTCTTTAATGGAAGCAGTAACAATTTTTAATTTTGTTTCTGCTTCCTTTAGCAGTTTACTCATTTTGTAAATAGACCAAGTGCTCCAAAACCACCAATACACACAAGAAGAAAAGAACATAGTTGCTATTGCTACATAGACCCAGTCAGTATAATTAAAAAAGTGTGCTATTGCTATTGCTCCAAGTGCTATCATTGGAGCAATTCTTGCTAAAATTCCCCAAAATTTAGACTGCGATAAAATTTTTTTATTTAGAAATTTGCCCAAACTGCTTCCACTCTCCAGGATTTCCTGTTCGCGTACAAATCCAACCTACCCATCCTGTTGGGTTTGGGTTGTCATTCCACACAATATCTCCCTTGTTCCAATGACCGGTTCTCGGCCAATCATCAGCAGACGCCATTTTCTTATTTTGAAATTTAATCGGGCCAGCGGATGTAATATCACAATCTGGTGTAACATTAATTCCTAGTTTACCCTTTACTACTGTGTCAGTGTTGGCATCAGAACCGATAATAATATTACCTGCATCAGCAATACTAATACGGGCAACATTATCTGTAATAATATCTAGTTTACCTGCTGTAAAATTACCCATCTTAGTCATATCAGGATCTTCAACATCAACAATAAAATTATTGTATACGCTGGCAACTGCAAAACTTCCACTTGGCTCTTCAACACCAATACCTAATCTATTTGACACTGGGTTATAGAAAACAAAATCGTCAATTGATAGAGATCCAGTAGTTCTTAGATTTCTTAAAACGCCTACAGTTTGTAGTTTACTTTCTTTGACACTAGAACCTAGTGTTTTCTTTGAAAGCACTTCGATACCTTCGATCTTATATGTTCTGTCTGTATATAGATCTATATTTTCTGAACTCCAAAAAGTTTCTGATTCTTGTCTAAATATAAATTGTTTAGTTGAACCAACACCGGCCCAGTTAAGACCACTACCAGTTAAGCTACCATTTTCTTTTGGATAAAATACAAGCGGCGACGAGCGCTCCATTCTTGTGTCAGCAACTAATTCTTCAGTGTGAATTTTAGTTGCAGTTATTTCACCTGTTACAAATAAATTTTCATCGACTACAACGTTTTTGTTAACTTGCAATCCTTCGGTAACAGTAGTTTTAGGTAATTGTAAATCATCACTTACAATACGCTTTGTCTTTACAGCATCAGTAAGTATTCCTGCATCAGTAATTACAAGTTTTGTTCTTTTTGCATCATCTTTAATACCAGCACTTTCAAACCCTCTGATAACTCCGCCCATAATTAAATTTCCTGAAAGCGCTCTATCAGGTATTTGATTATAGTCTATATTAAGTTCAGATATTTTAGCATCAACACTATTGTTTATTCTATTTTCTAGATCAGATAAATCAATGTCTACATCACCTGTAACTTTTAAGTTACCATTAAGTACTACATTGCCGTTAATAGCAGGTGCGTGTATAGCGTCTGTATAGATGCCTTCATTTCTTATAGTAAGAGCAGTTCGATCTGCAAGATCTTTTACACCTTCACTTTCAAACTTACTAATTTTTCCGCCAAGTATAGCATCACCGCTTATACTGTTAGCTTTGATTTTAGGACCTTGGCTAATGGCTTCTACAAGTCCATCAATTGCGCCAAGGCCATCTTTTAATTTATCTAATTCTGATCTATACTGGTCCATACAGTATTTATCAGGACACCTTCAGTAATATAGTATCCGGATTAAAACGACCATTAAGTTTTGTATCTGTAGTAGGTATCTCATCTAAGAATTTACGCAGAGCTACTTTACCTGCGCTCTTAAACTCTTTTAATTGGTCTATAGGCTTGCGTAGCGTCTTCTGTATGCTTCGTTTCTCATCGAAGAACTGTAGTGTAGTGCCTTTTACTTGAAGCGTACAAGCGTCTTCTGCAACGTACTTACCTAACTTACGTGTTTTAACATTAAACACCCACAACTCTGTAGCACCAATGATAGTGCTTGGATCGATACTTGCAAGTTTATACTTGTCATCTGTTTGTAGGAACTTAATTTTTTCTACAAGTTTTGTTGCACTTTTTGCTTTAGGCTTACGTGTCTTACGTGTTGCTTTTGCACTTTCGATAATATAGTCTAGTGCTGCTTGAAGCTCTTCGATAGCAATTGTATAGTTTTTAATATCTTTCTTCTTGACATGTGTATAGCCTTCTTTCAACTGGGCCCACTGGTCTTGCTCATGCTCGTCCATCTTTTTAAGTTGTCCGGCTGTAGGCATGCGCTCTAAGTCTTGAAAGTCCTGTAGTGCATCATTGTAAAACTTTTTCATTTTACGTGCGTGAGCTTGTGTTACACCTTTTTTAGTAAAGTGTGATTTAAAGTCAAAGCCTTTAGGATTAAAGTTATCGCTATCAGTAATAAATCCATCTAACCACTCATCAATATCATCTGCTGCTTCTTGTGCTTGCTCAAAGATACGTTCTTGTATTGTAGGCACGTATACGTTCTTTTTTGCTGTTTCTTCTGCTTTGACTTCTTTTACAATAAGAGCACCTTCTTCAGCAAGTGAGTCGATCCATACATCAAGTTTACCTGCATAGTCAGGATGAATAATTTCTGGGTTGTTCAACGTAAGATGGACAACAGTGGCCCAATGACTCTTCCCGTCAATTTTCCAATTTGGTAGATTATTAATAGCCGCGACTGTTTTCTTATCATAGTTGTCTTTAATATACTCACGTACTTTGGCTCCCCATGATTTAGATTCCATTAAGTAGTGTATATGATACTGCGCTTTAGTCCAACTAGTAAGTGGAACTGCATCCCATTCATTACCACGACGCTTTGCACGTACTGGTTTTTTCTTAACTTTAACGCCTGCTACTTTTGCCATTGAAATACCCTTCTCTGCTAACTTATATACACTATATATTCAGAAGTAAAGTATGTCAACCTATTCTAGCATGATTTTTAATGTTTTGTCGCCGTCCTGGAATGACAATGTTATATTTGTAACATTTTCGTTTACATATGCTCTACCAACTCTGTCGATAATTTCTAATCTGTCAATGTTAAATATCTTTTGGTAGTCTTCATTGGCTGCTACATCCGGCATTGCATCTCTAAGATGATCAATCGCAGATACAGATGGCTGCGGTGCTGTTTGTTGCAGTATTGATTCGGGAGGTAAGTGTTGCTCTTTCTCTAATCCAGGAATTTCAATATCTGCAAACTGTTCCATTAATATTCTTCTTGCTTCACTCATTGATTAATAAACCTTTCATCAAATTGTTCTATAAAAGAAACATAATCTTGTTTGTACTCAAAAAGATACGTATCTTCGTATACGTTTGAGTATTTTAACAAATCCCATTGTTGTTTGAACAACTGGGTTTTACACCATTCGATGCCGGCGTTTCGAAGATCCGAATGCAGCCTTACCGAATGATAATTTCCATTTCGTTGCCAGCGTTTTTTGTATTCAAATATCTCTATCGGTGTCATATTCTACTACCTGTACGAAATTTTTTCTTTTGCCTTCTTTCAACCAAATCTCTGCTGCTTTCCATGCTTCTTGTTCTGTATCATAAAGCATAGGTTGCAGTTCAAACATAGTACCTTGTTCTTCCGTTACAAAGATCCAGTCGTCCGCTGCTAATTGTATTCTGATTGCATATTTCATTTTACTTTATGATTGCCTCTTAATTTAAAATTACAAATATTATACAGTCAAATAGTAACTATGTCAACTAAAACGTGTTCTTACTGCTTCGATAAATTGATGTACTCTAATTTCAGGAGTGTTTTTGTTTATGCCGTGTCCAAGCCCACATACCCAGCCTGTTCGATCCATGCCTTCCATCTGATCTAAAAACTCATTTAACTTTCGTTTGAATCTATCTTCTGGAAGTAGCATAAAGTTTTCATCAAAATTACCTTGAATGAATCCTCTGTTTAAATTCTGTGTAGCATGTTCCATACTGATTACACTGTCGATTCCAACGCCGCCCCAGTCTTTATCTAGCACAAGTCCACATATGTCAGTTGGTAATCCACGGCAATAGTAACCTACATTAGGACTTACCATATCATCTAGCATATGAGTATATTCTTCACGAAGGAATGTTCTACCAATTGTTTGCAGTCCACTATCCATTATCATGACTTTTTCAGCACCGGCATCTAGTTGTAATTTAATATTTTCTTTTAGCAACGGAAATATTACTTCTTTTAAGAAGTACTTTTTAAAATCAATATGACTATCTGGACTTAGTCCGTATTGTAATACACTCCACGGCCCGCCAACAAATCCGATTAAACTTTTGTTGTTTGGAAGTACTTCTCTAGTTGCCTTTATAGCATCAGATTGAAATGACATAAAGTCTATTGCTGCTTCCCAATCCCAATATTCTTGATAATTGTGTTTATCTATTTTTGTGTTAAACTTTGGACCTGGATTAAATTCTAATTCTAAGCCTAGACCTTCTAGTACAAAAAGTATATCACTAAACAATATTGCTAGATCATAATCAAAGTCAGCAACAGGACCTCGAGCAACCTCAGCCGCTAGTTCTGGCTGTTTACAAAGTTCTTCAAAAGTATACTTTTGTTTTAGATCTTGATAGTGGCTATGATAACGCCCAGCCTGTCTCATTATCCAGATAGGTGGTGTTGGTTGTTCGATTCGATTACAGGCATTTTGGAAAAGTTTGTTCATACTACTATATATCAAAAGGTAGAGAATTAAGTTAATATTTTTGGTTAATCTAGGTTTCCATAGTAACGATCATACACGTCATCGATGTTCACTGGAATATAATCAACCTGTTCAACACTTACGCAAAAATAAGGTCCTAGCGGTGAAGGATTTGAATGAATATGTCCATGTACATTAAGAATGTCTTCATCGCCCCATCTATGCGATTCAGCTAACTGCTGTTCATGAACAGGAATATGACTCAACAACATTCCTGGTAAATGTTTCCAAAAAAGTATTTCTTTAAAAAATGGTAACATGTGTTTTGGATTGTCGTGATTACCTAAGATAAGATGTTTCTTGCCAGGCAGTTTTACAAAGTTCTTTTCCATCCAGTCAACTTTGTCCGTGCCAAACATCACATCACCCAAATGATAAATTGTATCTTCAGGTTTTACAGTTTGACTCCACATATCCATCATATATTCGTTCATATGTTCTACATCAGTAAATCCATCTCTTGGAGGCTTTCCAGCGTAATCTTTAAACGTGAGAATTGCTGCATGATTAAAGTGCGTATCACTTATTACATATGTATTTGCCATAATTCCCTCCACTGTGCTATAGTAGCATAGTATTTACTTAATGTCAAGAAGTTTTTGGTCTTGGTGGCAGGATTTGAACCTGCGATCTCTTGCACCCAAAGCAAGCGCCTTACCAGACTAGGCCACACCAAGATTGGCACCGGAGTAGGGATTCGAACCCTATAAGCTCACGCACTGGTTTTGGAGACCAGCATACCTCTCCAACTGTATCGCTCCGGCATATAAACTTTTTTTAAAACTACACTATCTTTAGCCCTTTCGAGGCCTCTGTCTCTGCAACGACACCTTATTGCAGTAAGGTGTAGTGTAGTTATAAAAAAAGCCCCTAACAAATTTAATGCTAGGGGCTGTTGGAATAACTTTTTTATAAAGTCATGTTAGAACAACCCCTACAATGTCGGGCACCACCAATTAATAAATGTTACTGTTCTAATCATCTTCTTATTCTTTCTTTGCTATGTAATTACTATACTACATTTATTTAGTGTTGTCAACCATTAATCTTGTCTTTTTCCGACACCATAGTCAATTACAACTGGAAAGCGTGGAACGCCGTCATTGCTGTACTCAAAGAATCTGCAAGTTACCCAAGTAGGCTTTTCTTCTGCTTCGAGCAGTTCTTTTAGTTTCGCTTGACTACCACGTACTCCGCTACCAAACTGTGTGCCA